GCCTGGGACGGTGTTGGTCAAATTTAGATTAAATAGCTCTTTTTTGCTGCTGGTTCCTAATTTTATCCATACGCTCACGGTGTAACCGTGGGAGGGGTCATCAATAGGATAACGACCATCTCGCTCTGACTCGATGTAGCGTAGCCGCTTGGAGCCGTCTGTAATTGCACTTAGCCCGGCAAATGTCCCAGCGGGGTGATCAGGCTGGTCAGGAAACCAGAAATAAGGCGCAGCTCCACCTGCATAACCGATGCCTGCTCGATAAATGCCCGCCGCATCCTCCATATCAGCCGGAACCCCGCTCGCGCCGGGGCCTTTGTCGCGCAGTACATGATCCCCAATCAGAACCCCAGTCGTGGCGATGCCATCGTCTGTCAGTGAATACAATGCGGCGTTATATGTGTTGGCTGTGGCAGCATTGCTGATGAGGCCGGAAACACTGTAACTATTGGCAGCATCGATTAAATACCTGCCGCCAACACTTGGCAGCACGGGGTCGCGTTTCAGCAGCGGCAAGGTGGTATCGGTGAAAGCGGTGCTAAGCCGTGTGATGAGGGTCATGAGGGTTACCAGCCTTGATTGAGGATGAACTTGGCTACCATTAACCGAACAAATTCCTTCCCATAGGAAGAAAGATGGACGTTATCAGCGAACATTGCTCTCGGCATGTAACCATTGTCAATGTCCCACTCATTATAGGCATTGGCTGTGTCAATGCTCCCATTTTGGTTGAACACATCGTTGCCAGGAATGGCGCTGCCAATGGAGCCAACAGTGGCCGTGATATCGGCTGAATTTCCAATTGTTCCTGCCGCAATGGTCACGGTGTCAGACGCCGCATAACCATGACCGGGCTCCCTGACCCAGATAGCGGTCGCAACGCCTCCTGACGCAACAACGCCTAGGCGCAGACCAACGCCACTGCCATCAGTGGTCGTATCAACGCTGGTAGTGCTTTGAGTGCCGCTGGTTCCGTTATTGACTAGCGTCACGGCAGTGACGCCTGATGTTGTCGTTTGGCGGAAACTAGCATTAGCACCAAGCCCGTCCCACGCATAAGGAGACGTTGCGCTTGAATAAATAGTAGAATAATTAGTATTAAACCAAGCCTTGAAACTACTAATTGACAAAGAAGAATTGCCGTTCAAAGCGGTATCGATAATGTTCAAATAACGATCACCATAATTGTCGATATACGCTTGCTCTACTGCATCGGTAGTTTTAACAATAGTGCCATAGTCATTTATGTTAGTGATAGCTTTTGTACTGCTTGCAACCGCGTTAAGCATCACATATTTTTTGCTTAATGCCGTCAATCCTTGATTAACCATGGCATCAAGCACGATCATTTCCATGCGGGCGGGATCGTCACCACCTGAACCATGAGGACCGAACGGCCACAAAATCTGAATGGAGTTCAGCAAGTCCTCCATGTCAGTTTGCGGATACCCTTGATCGGTCCCGAAGCCGTTATTAGTAATTGGCACAACTTTTTGCGGGCCGTTCGCAATCACTGCATCGCCTGCGGTTTCTCTTTCAAAGTAATACCCGCTATTAACATAAAAATCAAGCGAAACAGATGACAGCGCAGAAACATTGCTAGCACTTAGGGTTAATGTTGTGCCAGAAATACTCGTAACCGTAGTGCCTAAAATTATTTTATCTTCATTGCCATCTGTTTGCTTGACGAGCATTCCCACCGTTATTCCTGTTGCGTCTGCCACTGCGATAGTGGGTGCGTCTGCGCTGCCTGTTGCAGTGGTCGTAACTGATGATGCGGTTTGGCGTTTAATTTTGCCAATCACACCCCCAACCCGCTGCCTGGGCATTTTGGCGATGAAGTTGCTGTATTCAAAAGGATCAAGATTTAACCCTTTTTCAGTTGCAAAGTCTGTATAAATTGCAGCACGGATATTGTTGACTGTTGTGTTGCCGGATGCGTTGATCTGGCCTCCTGGAACTTCAACCGTCCACCCTGCCACCCCCATCTGCATGGCAATTACCACTGAGCTAAGCCCTCCGCTGCCTTGGTTGCGAAATGCGCGGCTGTAACCCGTTTCGCCTGCATCGATAAATGATTGCTGGGTGGTGCTGACACCGAACGTCCCTGACATTGAGTCACCCCAAAGCGTCAAATCACTGGTGCCCAGCGCCGGGACTTGACGACTGCCGTCCGCGTCCATCACATACGGTTCTGATGCACCATTTCGGGTGGTAGAAAATAAAATTCGTTTTTCAGTTTCATCGGTGAACGAAAGGCCAGTGTTGTCACCGAGGCTCGTCAGCTGGCTTTCAATGCCATTGTAGTGGCGGTAGATTTGCTGATTTGTATTGATAGAGCGAGATTGAAACAGCCCCAGCGAACCACCCGCTAGGCTGCTAGCCGTTGCAGCTAATGGCTGCCCTCCAACTGTCAATTCATCAAAATCAGCTTTGGGGAAATAGTTTTTACCTGATGGCAGAATGGCGCGACAAATTCTGTTATTGTCGTCTAACTCAACTTGGGCATAAGCTTCATAGCCCATAGTTCTTTTCGTGGAAACCGCTCCGTTAATATCAAACGCTCCGTCAGACTTAAGGCCATACCCAACACGCCCTGCAGAATCTAAAACTACTTCATGAAAGCCCGATCCGCCGACGTAAGAAATATCTTCTTCTGAAGATGAGCCGCTAACAAACAAAGAAGAATTGGTTCTAATTGATTCTTCTGCGGTCCATGCGTAGTTATTTTCGTTCCATTCAAGCCTTACGTTATCTGCTGTCCCGCGATCAACCTCAACGCCTGCACTGCCTAACGTAACTCCACTTCCTGATTCTCCTTTGTTTAGGAGGATTGTGTTGTCTTCAATAGTAAGGTTAGTCACATCAATAGTGACGGTTTCACCTTGAACCAACAAATCGCCCTCAATAGTAACATCACTTTCAAAAGTGCTGTTGCCCTGAAAAGTGCTGTCGCTTTCAAATAAAGCTTTTTTTATCGCAACAGTTCCATCATTCTTGATCCCCCAAGCAATGCGCCCGTTCGCATCAACCTCGACCCGCGCATATCCAGGCCCATCCGCGAAGCTAACATCTTCTTGGACTTTTGCGTCGTCTAAATTGATGTTGCCACTTGGTACGTCAAACGATCCATCAGGCTTAATGCCATATCCAACACGCTTCGCAGAATCAACAACGGCATAGCTGTATCCTGAACCATCTGTATAACTGTCGTCATCTTCAACCTCGGCGCTGCCAATCCGCAGCGGGTTGAATGTGTCGTTTAAAAATGCAGCCGCAAACCGTGTTCCAGTCGCAAAAGTAACATCACTTGTATAGCTTTGATTTGATACAAATGAATACGTGGTGCCGTTACGGCTTAACGTCCCATAAATGGTGCCGAGTACGCCTGTGATGCTGGTTCCATCCGTCAGGTAGGACGAATCAGCGACACTGACGGAGAGTGGGCCAGTGCTTCCAGCAATAAGGGTTGCCGATGCTGATAGTAGAACTGATGCCGTGCCTTCGACCAACTGAAACACGCGCTGAACCTCCGCCACGACTTCAGCCCACAGCGTTGCCCCCATTACCGTGCTGCTAATCGTGCCCCAGCCAAGCGCGTAGTCGCCCGATCCGGTTTTGTATAGAACTTGCTGAGTGCTGCCACCTGGCAGCATGGTAACCCGGACTACCGCGCCGTCAGTGCGCTTCAGGTAGATATGGCCGTCAGCGGCCTGAATCGCGATTGAACCTAAGTCGATCTCGGGTGCTGAGGGGATATCGCCAGGTGTAATCGAATAGTCGTTAATGATGTTGGTCATTCTAGGCCCTGGTCCTGCCTGTCAGATGTCTTCATTCTACTCATCAAATCCCTTCAAGCAGCTCAACATCCCGCACCGTGACGAACGAAGCTGATCCAGCAACAACGTCAGCCGCAGCCGCGCTAATCGCATTTGATGTAATGACAATTTTTGCTCGGTAAAACAAATCTCCAGGTTCTTTTACAACGATTGAGTCACCTGATCGCGATCCTTCCTCAGAGATCATCCAAAACTCTGCATCCGCCTCTGCCTGATCTTGAGTTGCGAGCAAAAGTCTCATCAGGTTGCTCGTGCCTGATCGTGCCATCAACGCATACTGCCTCGGGGCAGGCTCGACGCCCGAAACAGAGGCATTGTCATAATCGCCGCCGGAATTAGGGCCTTCGGTAATACTGCCGTTTATCAGCGTCGTCCCATCGTTCGATCCGGTCCAAAGAACAGCGTTTTGATAGTTAGGAATGCTGATAATAATGCTATTTTTTGGATCACTTGCTTCACGTTCAACTATGAAACTAAGTGTTCCGCTGCCCTTGATAGTTGACTTGACGCCATCAAAAAAATCATCCCCAAGGTCAGTAGTTTCTAATACTTTTGCGTCTAAATTTAGATTCCATTCTGTGAGATTACATTCAATCCGCCAATCATTAACGAGCCGGATTTCAAGCGCGTCATTGGGCTGGATTGCATCAAGGCTTTCGCGATCTGCCCTAACGTTTTGTAGAGCTGAACTTCTGCTTCGATAAAACGCAACGCGGTTAAGCTGATCAACGCTGATATAAAGTTGATTTTTATATGGAGTGCTCCCCAGCGCCGCTGGGTATGGCTCGGTGTAGTCAACCATTTCTAAATTGCCGCGCCATTCGTAGGGGATGTCCGCAACGTAGGCAGGAACCAACGCAACATCTGATGATGATGCGTTTGGCCAGTTGGTTGTTGATGCAATCTCTACAAGATCACCGTTTCTATACCCTGCTTGAGTCAATGTGTATATTTTTTGTGTCTTATTTATTGCGCTAAAGTTCATCACCTCCGGTTGAGGAGCAGAGCGTTTGATTACGATGCGCCCAAACGTTCCTAAAACTGCCATTTTGTACTCCTGTTAGCTCATTCTAAGCTCTGCGGTTAGTTCAACAGCCACATTGGAGCGGCCTGGGGCGACGCTTTCAACTTGTGGTGACGACCCTTCACTAAAAGACCACAATAAACCAGCCCCAGTTGCACTGGCATTCAGCCAGCTTTCTAAAGCTGCATCTGCCCCAGCAAATATTTGCGTCGGCAACGTCAGGCTGTCAACTGAGCCCCTTGCTGTGTTGTATGCGCTTAAAATTGCCGCTGTGTTGGTGTCGTTGATGTTGCCGAATGTCAGGCTAAGTTTTGCTTGGCTGGGCCTGCTGCCCCATAACCTGCGAGTGATTACGCCAGATTGTGACACCTGTGTCTTGGTCGGCCATGTTGGCGCAACAAAGCTGCGTCTTGTTGGTGCGATGCTGGGGAACGTCGTTGTCATAATTAGGTAATGCTCCAATTTCCAGCGGTATCGAAGCCATCTGCTAGCTCCAGAATGTCTGAGCTGTTGGTTGGCATATGTACTGCTTCAATTGTAAACGTGCCCTCTTCAGTTGGCGTTATGCGCTCAATCTGATAAGTGCGAACCTGTGTGCTGGGAAGCTTAACGGTAAACACAACTCCTGTAGGTGTTGCAGTTTTGCCGCTGTTACTGACAGCCAGCGTGGTGTCCGCTGGTGCTGTATCGGCATCACCGTTCCAGGCAATTACGTCGTATGAGCCATCAGCTAATGATTTTGTGCTGACTAATGCACCTTCAGGCGTTACGACTCCGTTATTGAACTCGTCGTACTCAGTAGCGTCCATCCCGACTTTGATGTAATCGCCTGGTGCCATTGCCATCAAAACGCCCTCATGCGTTGTTGTGAACGAAACAGTATGAGTAGGAATGCGCCTCATCCTGGCCACAAATTTGGCAGCATCAATGGCATGTTGTCGGCTGGTGCAATAGTCAGACATATCAATGGTTTCTAGAGATACCGTCTCGCTCGCTGATGATTCACGCACCAACACTTCGCGAACGGTCGGGAACATTCCTGGATTATCCAAGTTTGTGCTTGCGCGTTCTTCGCGGTAACGAACCGACACCTGGATCGGGTCGCGTTCTTCAGGATCAAAATACTGAAGCTTGAAGCTATTTTCGACGATATTGCCTGCAGTAAACAGGCCCGTGATTGCCACAGCATCGAACTGCAGAGCTGGACGCAGGAAAAACTTGCCGTCAGACTCGCCAAAAATTAACAGGTGTGTTGCTGCAACATCAGCGCACCATTGCCGAATGTTAATCTTGTCAGCTATTACACCGTCAAAGAAATATTTGCGGGAGTAACACCAATTAGCTGCAGCTGTAAACTCAGGGAAATTCACCATGTCGTCGGTAATTAAATCGCCTCTCCCATAGGTACTGTTGGTCATTAAATCCAGCACAATATCTGGAAGCAAATGCGTTGCTCCTACAGCTAAGTTGCTTCGCAGTTGACGGCAGGTTTTACCGCCAGTCACGTAACAACTAAATTGATTGAATTGTTGCCATTCCACTGACGAATTTATGTTGACGCCTACTAATGCGAGGTTGTCGTAATTTGCTTGAGTAGAGTTTGGTACTATCTCATTAATGTAAACAATTTCATGTTCTGGCCCTGTCTCGGCAGAAGATGTAATTTCTTCATACACAAAACTTTCAGCCAATTTGCCCCAAGTGTCTATTAACGAAGTATCGCCGTTGCTGAAATCTGCATCTGTTTGTGGGTAGTTTAATTGCCCCTCAGCGGATGGTCTGCGGCCAATGCTGATCGCAAACGTGTCTGCACTTTTTGTGATTTGTACGCCTGTAAACAGCACGCTAATGCCACCTGTTTCCGAAACCAGTTGGGTAGTTCCAAATATGTAACTTGCGTCTAAAACGTATAAATTACTTGTTACATGATTGCGAACTTCGTATCCCGTAAGCGGTTCAATCTGGAACTCCCATTGCTTGACGCTAGGCATATCAAGCTGAATGTAATTAAATATTTGTTGTGACGTTGCGCCCCGAATCCCGTATGCGTTATTTAGGCGGGTAAATGCTCCAGAAGTTCCGGCAACTCGATAGCTAATGTAGAAAAAACTATACCGTTCAGTAGTTGTTGAGACAAGGTTTGAAGAATGTATGTCAGTGTATAAAACCGTGCCTTCGTTTAAAATATTTCCTTTGTAATCCAAGCACGCGCGGTTATCGCACTCGTCATAACCTTTGGAAGTGTCAAAATTAGTTAGCCCGTTAATGCGTGTGCCTAAGGTAGATCTGATGCCAAACTCAACTGTTTTACACGGCCTTGTTGTTGATACGCTTGCAATAGCACAACGCATAATATGGCCATCAGTTGTTGCGACATTACGAGGCTCAGGACCACTACCAGCAAGCAACTGGTTAAGCCATGTGTCGCCGTCTTTTTCTATTTGTGATTGACTATTTGTGGTAACGACTCCGGTACGGACTGTTTTGAATGTTGCCTCAACAGTTAGTGTCGCTCCGTCAACTTCAGACTTAAATGGTCCATTGGTTCTGTTAGTACAAATTGCCAATCCAGTACCAATTTTATACAACTCTCCTACAACAATAGAATCATCCCAGCTTTGTTGACGGCCTGCGACGACAGATGCAATGTCCTTGCATTTCTCGACATATGCGTCTTTAATAGAAAACCAACTTACAAAAGTGAATGAGTTGCTAGTCGTCCCTGGACCCTGCCAACTCGCAGTATTACGATCAAATTTAAACTTTGGATACACCTGAGATGTTGTAACGTCAAGCTGTGAAAACGTAACAGAACCGCTGTTTAGTGACGCACTAGTAAGAACAGTTGTCCCGTCAATGCTTGTTGTGCTTGTAGAAAGAGAAGGCCCTGAATACGAAGGAGCTGTAAGCCCGATTTCTTGCTGGGTGTCGTCTTCTATAAGGATTTTGTGAAACTGAACTACTTTTATGTCATCTTCGGGATCGTCAGCGGTAAGATCATTTTTAAATCTAAGCTTAAACTTACTTGCCTTGAGTAATTCAAGCTCTGTGTCAACTGCGTCGTTGTTACTAATGCTGTCCAGACCGCTGCTATTAAAAGAAATATTCACGGCAATATATGCCTTATTTGATCCTCCTACGTTTGTGGGGTCAATTCTGGTAGTTCCCGGCCATGCAACAGTAACGCTATTGCCTACAACTACTGTAGTAATGCTTACACTCAGCCTGTTTAGAAGGCTTTGAGCTAAATTTTCAATGTTGCTGCTTTTGAAACGAGAAACAGCCTTTTTGTTGGAGCCCGATCCTGTATCAAACTGCTTTACATAACCCGCTGGAGTTTCTGCAGTAATTAGCTCTTTTTCGATTACCCATGAACCTGTATTTGTAAGATCTTCAATGTCACGACTAAAAATAGTGTCCTTGTCACTTGAAGAAAAAAGCTTATAAGTGGTTGTGCCACCGATAGCTCCCAGCCCTGAAGACGTGATCCCGCTGCGCGATCCATAAAATGCTTGAGCCTTTTTGCGGCTTGCGTATTTTGCCTCGTCTAATACGCATTTAACTTCAGTCTTTCCCTCGTCGCCTTCAGGTAGCAGCTGTGCCCGTACCTGCGGCTCAAACGTCGGGTTAGGACGCATCCCAAAATCATTGCCGCAAAAAGCGTACACACCAAATGTTGTCTGGTTAGCTGGCTTCTGAGTCGCGGAAAAATGCTGAGTTATATTAT